ATAACTATGGCACAACCGACTGAAGACGTTCAAACGAATCCCCCTGCTGAAGAGCCAACACAATCAACTGACCCTAATACTCCAGTTGATAATCCTGCAGGTACCACCTCACAAGCCGCAGATACAGCAAATCAAACAACTTCGTCAACTGCCGCAGTTGATCAAGCACAGTCGGAATTAGTTGCGGCCCAACAAAATAGTGCAGATGCTCAAGAGCGAGTTATTAATGCACAGATAGCATTAGACAAGGCGAACGAAGAACTAGCCATTGCATATGAAAGCGGAAGTGAAGCAGAAATAACTGCCGCCGAAGAAGCACAAGCCGCCGCGCAAGAAGAATTTGATGCGGCCAGTACAGATCAAGCCAACGCCGCACAAGCAGTTGACGATGCACAAACAGCACTTGACCAAGCCAATGCCGCATCTGGTAGCGGAGATGCTACAGGAGTAGTTAACGGCTCGTCTGCCGATGCAACTACTAAAGCACAAAACGCAAATCCTTCAAACATTGATACTGCAAAGAATGCCATAGGTGGTTTCTTCTCAGGAATTGGAACTAGTATCAAAGGATTGTTTGGTGGTGGTACAATGAATTCTCAACCTGGGCAAGCAAAAGCTGGCTCAGCAAGTTTTGGTCCTACAAAAGATATGCGTGTTAAGTTACGTGTACCAAGTGCATATCTAGTTGGCCCAGCCGCAGGCCCTGCCGCCGGCATGAACCTAATTAATTCTCCGTTAACGAATGCTCTTGCTCCGTCATCTGGTGGAGGTACCGGAGCATTGGCACAACTAGGCGGAATTATTTGGCCATACACTCCGCAGGTTAGCGTATCTAATCAAGCATCGTATCAGCAAAACAAAGTAATGCACAGCAACTATCCTTTTTACAATTATCAGAATAGTTCTGTTGGTCCTATTCAAGTGTCGGGAAAGTTTACAGCACAGAATGAATATGAAGCCGCTATAATTTTATCTATACAACATCTGCTAAGAGCATTGACTAAGATGAAATTTGGTGATGATCCTGATGCAGGTGCTCCGCCACCTGTTTGTAGGTTCGATGCCTACGGCGACTACATGATGAAAAACGTTCCTGTAGCGGTAACAAGTTTTAAAGTAGAGATGCCAGACGGTGTTGACTATATTCAAGTTGGCAAAGGTATCACAGGATACGGAAATACAATGGTGCCTACAGTTTGTACAATTAGTGTTGACTTAGTTGTAATGTACAGCAGACAAGAAGCATTACAATTTAACGTAAACAGCTGGTTGCAAGGCGGCCTAGCAGGTAAAGGATATCTATAATGGCAACATACAATAAATTAAGTCCGTATTATTTTTCAGATCAGAGCCAAGGATACATGGCTCCTATACAGTTTAGAGACATTCCTTATCAAAGCGATGACATTGTCTTTGAAGTAACAAGTCAATATATGCATCGTCCTGATTTATTAGCCTACGACTTTTACAGTGATACAAGTCTATGGTGGGTGTTTGCTGTTCGTAATAAATCTGTTCTTAAAGATCCAGTCTATGATCTAGTTCCAGGACAAAAAATTTACATTCCAAAGTTAACAACTTTAAAATCAGTATTAGGATTCTAAGATGACTACCGACGCAACAGGTAATGCAACGGTTGGACAAAGCGCCGGAACAGAAACTCCGGATCAACAAGCTGGCGCTTCCAATACTCCGCAAGATAACAAAACTATCAAGTCTGATGGTGCCAGCGGCGCGACTCTAAACGATGCACAACCTGATATTGTCAAAGGCACAGCATACAATGTCTTGCATGATTATCGTTCGTACAATTATATCTTTACACTTGCCGCACTAGAACCAGCGTCTCTTGCAGATCCTAACAACTATAAAAATTCAAGTTTAAAATATGTAATTGTTAAATCGTCAGGAAAAGGTTCTGCAACAATAACAAATTCATTAAGTGCTACAGCAGTATCAAATACTGCAATCAACAAAGAACAAACAGTTGAATTAATTAATGAATTCAATAAATCAAGTCCCGGCCGTTTTGATTTCTTTATTGATAACGTTGAAATCAACAGCTTGATGGCATTTAGCGAGTCAGCATCAACTACTTTACCTACTAAGATTAAATTTGATCTAATTGAACCGTACAGTATGGGCGGCTTCTTAGAAGCATTAGAAGTTTCTAGCAAAGCAGTTGGCGCACTAACTTATTCTGCGGCAACCTATGTATTAAAAGTTGAGTTTATTGGATACAAAGCTACTGACAATATCAATGAAGCTCCACAAGTAGTTGATCGTTCAACTAGATATTTTCCAATGTTGATTAATAAAGTTGACATTGAAACAACTGACCGCGGCACACTATACCGCGTTGCCGCAACTCCAGTTAACGAGATGGGCTTTGGCGAAAGCAATAAGATTAAAGCAGATCTTAAGATGACTGGCGACACAGTAGGCGCAGTTATTGAGAATATGTTTGCAAATCTTAATACTGCAATTCGTGACGAAGCTAAAAAAGCCAAAGGTAGTGCCCCAGTTAACTACGATACCTACGAAGTGTTTTTTGCTGAAGCAGAAAAACCTGGACAGCAAATTGTTGCCAAACCCGGACCAACACAATCTAAAGAATGGAAGAGTGCAGGCAGTATTTGGGCGGCAACAATGAACGAAGAGTTACGTGGAAATCCAACATACTCTTTTGCAGATCCTGCAGATGCAGAAAAAGGTCAAAGCGGATATAAGAAAAACGAAGACAGTAAAACAAACGCACCGACAATCAAGTACAATCCTACACAAGGCGCAGTACATTTTGCCGCTGGAGCAGAGATGCACGAGTCTATTGCTTCAGTTATACGTGACAGCGAATACGTTAAAAAAATTATCAGTCAAGATATTGAGAAAGCTAAAAAGGGTGACGGATTTGTTACCTACTTTATTATTAGAATTGAAACAGAATATCTTGAAAAGAACTTTGATCCGCAAACACTAAAGCGTAATCAAAACTACAGATACATTATTCAACCTTATAAAATCCACTACACTAGATTGCCAGGTGAGCAATTAGGTATTGCAGACTTTAAGGGTGCAAAGAATCAGATTCAACGTACTTACGATTATCTATACATGGGTAAGAACAAAGACGTTATTAACTTCCAGTTAAAATTCAATCACTTGTATTTCCAAGCGATGCCAACAGGCGCTGGTAATAAGGATTCAAACGACTCTACTAGGGGCGCCGGTGCAACAAATAATCCACAGGTATCGTTACCTAAAGGCGATCCTAATAGTATGGAAGATCGCAAAGGCACCGTTGCTCCGATCATTACATCTGCAGGTGCCGCATCAGAACAATCTCCACAGGGAGGATCAGGCCAGCCAAAGCAAGCAACACCGTATCATCAAATCGCTCTAAGTATGCACAAGGCAATCTTACAGTCGGTTGATCTTGCTAAAGCCACAATTGAAATTTTTGGCGATCCTTATTATATAGTAACTGGCGGTATTGGTAATCAGTCTCATAGGATTGCATCTCCTGGCATTACAGAAAACGGAGAAGCATCTATATATTCTACAGAGCCATACATCAACATTAATTTTAGAACTCCAATCGATATAGGGCCAGACGGCATTATGCAGTTCAATAAAGATCTGTTGCCGTTCAGCGGAATATATCGAGTACTATCAGCGGCTTCAACTTTTCAAGGTGGTGTATTCAAGCAGAAATTAACAATTATTAGAATGCCAGGACAGCTTGTAGAAGCAACTAAAGTTGCTCCAAGCAAAGGTTTTGTTGAAAAGCCAAAAGAAGGACAGCAAATTGTTAAGGACACAGTTGCTCCGGGCGTACAAACAACCGGTATTAAACCTAACGATTTTACATTAGCAAACTTATTGAATCGTGGGTTACCTAGCGCAGGCTTGCCAGGCATATTGTCAAACTTTACAAACGCCGGCGCTGGCGTAGTTGGCGCCGCAACGGGTGCCCTAACAACAGTTGCAGGACTTGGCGGTGCAGTACAAAACATTGTAGGACAAGTTAGAACTATTGCTCCTCAACTGGGCATCAATGTTGGTTCTGGTCTTGCAGGAGTTAATGCGTTAGCATCAGGTATTAGATTAAGTGCTAGCGGAGTAAGCAACATTGTTGGCGGATTATCTAACGCACCAGCCGCACTGGTATCCGGAGCGAGTGGAGTAGTCAACAGCGCATTATCAATACCGAATGCCGCTTCAAGTTTAGCCAGCGGAGTAACAAGTCAAGTTTCTGCGTTAGGTGGAGCAGTTACAGGATTAGGATCAAGTGCGCTTGCTACAGTATCGGGTCTTGGATCAAACGCTTCGTCCTTAATTAGTGGAGTCGGTAGTAAAATATCTGCATTAACTAATGGTGTAACTAATGATCCTAAAGCACTCGCGGCACAAGTGGGTATTGATCCAGCACAGTTATCTGGACTTGATCCTTCGCTATTAAGTAAAGTTACTGAACAGCTTTCTTCAATTGCACAAAAAGTTCCAGAGAACGTTAGTATAACCGGTGCTAAAGCGCAAGGTGTTATTATGAGTCAGTTGAACGGTGATACGATTGCCAACTTGCCTCCTATAGATACGCCGGCACTTAATAATACAAGAGCAATTGATGTGGCTGGAGATAGCTTTGAGAAAATTGCATCTGCTAGCGGTTCAACATCTGGCCTAAGCGGTATTCCTGGAATTACTGATACTAACTTAATTAAAAATACATTAGGGCAAGCCGCAGGCGGATTAACAGCAGGTCTAGGTCCTATCGGAATAACTGCACTCACAGATAAGCTGGGCACAGCCCAATCGAGCCTAAATAGCATTGTATCTGCTAATGCAGGAGCATTAACTTCAGCACAAGCAGGACTAGGTTCAGTAGAATCTAATGCGGCTAATCTAGCAAAACAAGTACAAGGTGCGGGAAGTTCTGCAATAGCAAATCTTTCTAAATCTGTAACTAGCCAGTTTGGCACACAACGAGTAGCAAGTCCGTTGGATAATTTAATAGCATCAAATAATGCAAGTACAAATAATAACAATTGGGGTGAAGGCTAATGGCTGAGCAGTATAGAGGCCCCGGCCGAAAGATTGGCAGAGGACCGTATTTAGGGATTGTAACTAATCACCTAGATCCTACCTACATGGGCGGACTTGAGGTTATGCTGATCAAAGGTACTACAGGTAACATCGAAGAAAAGGGTGCTACTGTAATTGTACAATACCTAAGTCCGTTTCACGGAACAACAGGTCTTGCTTACGAAGGTACTAACTCTGCAAACTACCAAGATGTGCAAAAGTCTTATGGCTTCTGGGCAGTACCTCCAGACATTGGTACTACTGTTATGTGTATGTTCCTTGACGGCGATATCAATGCTGGATATTGGATCGGTTGCGTTCCAGATAGATTTCAAAATCACATGACGCCGGGTATTGCGGCCAGCAAATTTGTGGAGATGACTCCGCAACAAGAACAAAAATACGGAACACGATATGTTCCTGTTGCAGAATTTTTAAAGAAGACACAAAAGTTAGCAGGCGGAAGCGCACCTGATTCTATTGGCAAGCCAGTGCATCCTTTTGCAGATCGTTTATTAACACAGGGCTTGTTATTAGATACGACTCGCGGTGTAACCAGCAGTAGTGCTAGACGTGAGGTTCCAAGTAGTGTATTTGGTATTAGTACTCCTGGTCCAATTGATAATTCATCAAACGCAAGAAAAGGACAGATTGGTTACGACAGTAAAATTATTGCTCCTGTAAGCCGTTTAGGCGGCTCTACCTTTGTTATGGATGACGGTGATAAGAACGGTAACAATGAACTAGTCCGTATTAGAACTCGCACAGGACATCAAGTATTATTACACAACTCTAAAGACTTAATTTACATTGCTAACAGCAAAGGTACAGCTTGGATAGAGTTAACATCAATGGGTAAGATTGATGTTTATGCACAGGACAGCGTTAGCATACACACTGAAAACGATTTCAACTTCCGTGCTGACCGAGACATTAACTTTGAAGCAGGACGAAATTTAAACATTGCGGCCAACGGCGGCATTGAAATTAATACAAAAGATAGATTCTATCTATTATGTGAAAAAGACGGCAAAATACAATTTGCTGGTAACTTTAACTTAGGTGCTGGCCAAGCAGTTAGAATGCAATCTGGACAGACAATGAACTTGGCCGCAGGACAGGCAATGCGTCTTGGAGCCGCCAATCCAATTAGTATTGGATCTGGGGACAAAGTTATTATTTCAGGCACACAAGTTGGTTTAAACACTTGGGTTCCAGGAACACCAGAAGCGGCCGACCCTCCAACACAACTTGAAAGATTTAGTTTACCTAACAGAAGTTCTAGCCGCGGCTGGAGCAATGGAAGTTTTTATAAAGATTCAAACATCACTAGTATTATGCAACGTGTTCCAACACACGAGCCGTGGGATCATCACGAAAGCGTAAATCCTAGTAATTTTACTCCTGAGCGAACAGACGTTCAAGTTAGCCAGCCTAAAGATCCAGCTAGCAGTCCAACAGCGGAAGCAGGAGCAGTTCCGGTTAATAATAATCCAGTTGCTAAACCTTTAGGCAAGTCTGCCGCGGCAAACGAAGCGTATTTGCAAGGAGTTTTAGTAGCATCGGGTATTACAGATCCAACTAAACTTGCCGCTATTATGGCACAATGTAAAGTTGAAAGCGATGGCTTTAGAGCCCTGCGTGAGTATGCAAGTGGCGGAGAATACGAAGGAAGAACTGACCTTGGAAATATACAGCCCGGTGACGGTGTTAGGTATAAAGGTCGTGGCTTTATTCAATGTACAGGTAGAAAAATATATCAAAGCATGTCAAAATTCTTTGGAACAGATGTTGTTGCACAACCTGATCTTGTAGAAGAAATTGAACTAGCTTCAAAGAGTGTATTGTATTTCTTTAATTCGTTTAAAACTAAAGGATTTAAAAATAAGACAATGACACAACCATATCAAGACACTCCTACGTTCTGGAACGATTGCTTATCAGTATCTGCATTAGTTAACGGCGGAACTAACGGCCTAGCTAAACGTCAACAGTATTTTGCTGAATACAAAGCTCAGTTCCAATTAGAGGGAATAGTACCTAAAGGTGCAGTAGGTGCAGGCAGTGGCGTATTAACAGATGGCTCAGGAAACCCAGTTAAATCTGGTGGCTAAATATTGTCATGGCATACAAAAATATCGTAATAAATCCAACTCGTTATAGCCAACAGCATACGAGTCAAACTAGTCAGTTCTATAGAGGATTCAGCACAGTTGACGAATCTAAGACAAGTCCTAGGTTGTTTGATTATGAGCTAATCAAACAGGATATTATGAATCAATTTAACACTCGCAAGGGCGAGCGTGTCATGAACCCTGAGTTTGGAACTATCATCTGGGCATTGATATTTGACCCACTCACTGAAGAATTAAAGCAGTTAGTTGTAGAAGATGTTAACCGTATTCTACAATACGATCCAAGAGCAGTTCCTGTGGAAGTTAAACTAACTGAAGCAGGTTATGGCCTTCTTCTAGAGTGTACTTTGAGCTTTGTAGGCACCAATCAAGTTGATGTTCTGCGTCTATCCTTTGACAAAGAAATTGGCTTAATCCAGCAACAATAATCTACATACTTAATAAAACAAATAAATATGTTATCCGGATGGCATAACATATGATACCTTCAACAAACAATAAACTATTAGTTGCAGAAGATTGGAAGAAAGTTTACCAATCATTCAAGAACGCAGACTTTAAATCCTACGATTTTGACACCTTAAGACGTGTTATGATCCAATATCTTCGCGAAAATTATCCCGAAGACTTCAACGACTTTATTGATTCTAGCGAATATGTTGCCCTAATTGATCTTATTGCTTACTTAGGTCAAAACCTAAGTTTCCGTATCGACCTTAATGCCCGCGAAAACTTCTTAGAAACTGCACAACGCCGTGACAGTATTCTACGCCTGGCACAGCTAATCAGCTATAACCCTAAGCGCAACGTTCCAGCTAACGGATTCCTAAAAATTACAGCAGTTACGACCACGGATAACGTAATTGATGCTAACGGAGTTAACTTGGCCAACTCTGTTGTTGCATGGAACGACCCAACTAATACAAACTGGTATCAACAATTTATTAGCATTATGAATAGTGCTATGCCAGGCGGCTTTACTTTCGGTAAGCCCTACGATAAAGCAGTTATTGATGGCATCACAACAGAACAATATCGCATCAGTACTGATAATACAGACGTGCCAATGTTTAACTTCAGTAAGAGCATCAACGGCACAAACATGAATTTTGAAATTGTAAGTAGCTTGTTTTCAGGTAAGACATTTGTCTATGAAGATCCTCCTGCTCCTGGCAATAGTTTTAGCTATGTGTTTAAAAACGATAATCGCGGCGCCGGATCAGCAAACACTGGATTCTTCGTACACTTCCGTCAAGGTAATTTAAATTACACAGAATTTACAATTAACAATCCTGTTGCTAACGAACTAGTTGGCATCAATGCTCCAGACATTAATAACACTGACGTATGGTTATGGCAACAAGGTACTAGCGGTGCCTACGATATTCTATGGACTAAAGTAGATTCTACAGTTGGCAACAACGTAATTTACAACAGCCTAAGTCAAGATGTGCGTAACATCTATGCGGTTGTTAGCCGTGACGGCGACCAAATTGACTTGAGCTTTGCTGATGGCAGTTTTGGTAACTTGCCTAAGGGAAATTTCCGTCTATTCTATCGTCAGAGTAACGGCACAGCTTATACAATACCGCCAGAACAAGTTAGCGGTATCAACGTTAAAGTTCCTTATTATAATAAGAATGGGCAATTAAACACTCTTAGTCTAGTGTTGACACTTCAATATACAGTTGACAATAGTCAAGGACCAGAGACTAACGCTTCTATTAAAACAAAAGCACCACAAGCATATTACTTGCAGAACCGCATGGTTACAGCAGAAGACTACAACATTGGTCCTGTAACTGTAGGTGCCAACATTCTTAAAGTTAAGAGTATTAACAGAATTTCTAGCGGTGTTTCAAAGTACTTTGAACTTAGCGATATCTCAGGCAAGTATAGTCAGACTAATATTTTTGCCACGGACGGTATTGTCTACAAAGAAGAATCAACTGCTAACTTGTCATTCCAATTTAATTCTAGAAACGAATTTTACGGAGTGTTAAAATCACAAGTTGAGCCTATTGTAATGTCACCGGGCTTTAAGAATTTCTACTTTGACAAATACCAACCAAGACCTACTTTAACTAACTTAGAATTA